ATGAAGCGCACGGACAAGCAGATGAGGTTCGCCTCGGAGTACTCGCTGGATGCGAACGGCGGCTTGGCGGCGATCCGGGCCAAGTACGACATCAAGAATCTCGATAATGCCAGGAAGCATGCGTCCCGCCTGCTCACAGACCCGGAGATGGTTGTGGCCGTTCTCGAAGGAGCGGTGGAGCGGCGAACGAATGGCGAAAGGCTTTCCCGCCATGTGCTGCGCCAGCTGTCGAAGCTGGCCGACCGGGTCGACGTGCCCGCTGCGAAGCGGAGCTTCCGCGCGAACGTGGAGAGGCTGCGCGGCAGCCTCCGCCTCCCCAAACCGATGAAGGCGGTCGTCGAGGAGGAAACCCAGCCGGCCAGGGCGATCGAGGCCGTCATCCCCGATCAGCCGCCCGAGCATTACGGCGTCTTCGCCGGGCTGCTGCCGCCGGCCCGGTACAAGGGCGCCCATGGCGGCCGCGGCTCGGGCAAATCGCATTTCTTCGCCGAACTGCTGGTGCGGCGCTGCTTCGAGCGGCCGACCCGCGCGGTGTGCATCCGCGAGGTGCAGCGGTCGCTCGACCAGTCGGTCAAGCGGCTGATCGAGGACAAGATCCTGGCGCTGGGCGTCGGCAGCCAGTTCAAGGTGCAGCAGGCCCAGATCCTGACGCCGGGCGGCCGGATCATCTTCCAGGGCATGCAGAACCACACGGCGGAGAGCATCAAATCGCTGGAGGGCTACGACATCGCCTGGGTCGAGGAGGCACAGTCGCTGTCGGCCCGCAGCCTGGACCTGCTGCGCCCGACCATCCGCAAACCGGGATCGGAGCTGTGGTTCTCCTGGAATCCGACCCAGGCGACCGACCCGGTCGACGCGCTGTTCCGCGGCCCCATGCTGCCGCCCGACGCCCTGCTGGTGGAGGCCAAATATTCCGAGAATCCGCATTTCCCGGAGGTGCTGAAGGCGGAGGTGGAGTGGGACCGCCGGCGCGACCCGGACAAGTACCAGCATGTCTGGCTGGGCGGCTATCGCCGGGTCAGCGAGGCGCGGGTGTTCAAGAACTGGCGGGTCGAGGCGTTCGAGGCGCCGGCCGATGCCCGGTTCCTGTTCGGCGCCGACTGGGGCTTCAGCACCGACCCGACGGTGCTGGTGCGCTGCTTCATCACCGGCCGGACGCTGTTCGTCGACCACGAAGCCTATGCCGTGGGCTGCGAGATCGACAGGACGCCGGCGCTGTTCGACACCATCCCGGGGGCGCGGTCATGGCCGATCACCGCCGACAGCGCCCGGCCGGAGACGATCAACTACCTGCAGCGCCACGGCTTCGGCAACCTGCGGCCGGCGGCGAAGGGGGCGGGATCGGTCGAGGAGGGCGTCGCCTTCCTGCAGAGCCACGACATCCTGGTGCATCCGCGCTGCCGGCATCTGATCGACGAGCTGGCCCTGTACAGCTATCGGACCGACCCGCACACCGGCGAGCTGCAGCGGCGGCTCGAGGACCGCGAGAACCACGTCATCGACGCCCTGCGCTACGCGGTTGAAAACCAGCGGAGGAGCGGCACCTACGACAGCTCGATGCGCTGGGTCGGCACGATCGGCTGGACGCACCGCCTGTTCGGGTGAGGCCTGATTTCCGCCACCCGCGATCTCTCCGGTTGCACACACAAGCGGGCCGACATGGCCCTTGGAGGCCAGCCATGTTCCTGGACACGCTGAGCAATCTCGTCGCCGGGCTGTTCACCGGCAAGGACAAGCTCGCCCATGACCGCTTCGGCCTGGTGCTGCAGGACCGCGGGCAGCTGGATGCCGCATATCGGGGCGACTGGATCGCCCGCAAGGTGATCGATGTGCCGCCCTTCGACATGACCCGGGAATGGCGGCGCTGGCATGCCGCGCCGGAGCAGATCGCGGCGATCGAGGCGGAGGAGGCGCGGCTGGGCGTCCAGCGCAAGGTGGCGCGGGCGCTGCGGCTGGCCCGGCTGTATGGCGGCGCGGCCCTGGTGCTGGGCGCCGGCGACGGCGACCCGGCGCAGCCGCTGCCGCCGCTGGGCCGCGGGGCCTTGCGCTACCTGCACGTCATGCATCGTTGGGAGATCGCGCCCGGCGAGATCGACCGCGACGTGCTGTCGCCCGGCTTCGGCGAGCCTGGCTGGTACCAGGTGGCATCGACCAGCAGGATGGGGGCGGGGCAGGGCGGCGTGCGACTGCATCCGAGCCGGGTGGTGCGCCTGCCCGGCGCCGAGCTGCCGGATGGGATCGGCACCGACGGCTGGGGCGACAGCGTGCTGCAGGCGGTGATGGACGCGATCCGCCACGCCGGGCTGGCCGCCCAGGGGGTGGCGACGCTGATCCACGAGGCCAAGCTCGACGTCATCCGCATCCCGCAACTGACCCAGCACCTGGCGCAGGACGATTATGCCGAGCGGCTGGTGGAACGCTTCACCCTCGCCAACACGATGAAGGGGCTGGTGAACGCCCTGGTGATCGACAAGGAGGAGGAGTGGGACCGCAAGCAGCTGAGCTTCGCCCAGCTGCCCGAGATCATGCAGCAATATCTGCAGATCGCCGCCGGCGCCGCCGACATCCCGGCCACCCGGCTGCTCGGCCAGGCCCCGGCCGGGCTGAACGCGACCGGCGAGGGCGACATCCGCAACTATTACGACCGGATCGCGGCGGAGCAGCGGGTGACGCTGGGCCCGGCGCTGCGCCGGCTGGACGAGGCGCTGATCCTGAGCGCGCTCGGCACCCGGCCGCTGGAGATCACCAGCGAATGGGCGCCCTTGTGGCAGCTCGGGGCGGGGGAGGCGGCGGCGATCGGCAAGACCAAGGCCGAGACCAGCGCGCTCTATGCCGCGTCCGGGCTGATCCCGGCCGAGGTGCTGGCCCGGGCGGTGCGCAACCAGGTCGTCGAGGACGGCCTCTATCCCGGCATCGAGGCCGCCTATGCGGCGCCACCCCCTCCCCCCAACCCCCTCCCGCGAGGGGAGGGGGAGAGTTCTTGATCGGAGCGCTGTAACCCAGCGCGCCAAAGCTTCCAGGGACACGCGGTTCACACGAAGCCATGTCGTTCAACCTCCCCCTCCCCTTGCGGGAGGGGGCAGGGGGAGGGGTGGCCCCAAGAACCGGCCAACCGCATCACAACGGAGAATCCATGCTCATCACCGATACCGTGACGCTGGTCGGCGACCGGCGCACCACGCAGGACGGCTATCTGGTCGCGGCCGCCCGCATTGCCCGCACCGGCGTCCAGACCTACAGCGGCGCCGAGATGGGGCGCACCGACCTCGCCGCCGTGCGGGTCTGGCGGCCGGAGGAGGAGGTGTTCGCTGCCGACGCCCTGGCGTCGATGGCGCACCGCCCGGTCACGCTCGATCATCCGGTCGAGCCGGTCACCGCCGCGAACTGGAAGGCGCACAGCGTCGGCCAGGTCGGCGGCGAGGTGGCGCGGGACGGCGACTATATCCGGGTGCCGCTGGTGCTGATGGACCGGGCGGCGGTCGACGCCGTCATCGCCGGCAAGCGGCAGCTGAGCGTCGGCTATGCCGCCGAGATCGACTGGACGCCCGGCACCACGCCGGCGGGCGAGGCCTATGACGCCGTGCAGCGCCGGATCCGCGCCAACCACCTGGCGGTGGTAGATGCCGCCCGCGCCGGCCCGGCCTGCCGCATCGGCGATGCCTGGACCGCCGTCGCCGCGCCGGTCGCACCGGCCGCACCGGTCGCACCGGCCGCGCCGGTCGACGAGGTGGCGGCGCTGCGGGCCGTGATCGAGGCCAAGGACGGCGAGATCGCCGCCCTGACCGCCCGGCTGCGCGATGCCGAGCTGAGCCCGGCGCGGCTGGACGAGGCGGTGGCCGTCCGTGCCCGGCTGGTCGCCGAGGCCCGGCGGATCGGCGGCGAGGCGCTCGCGGTCGACGGCCGCGGCGAGGCCGAGATCCGCCGCGCCGCCGTGGCCGCCCGGATCGGCGACGCCGCCGCCCGCGACATGAGCGACGCCGCGATCGAAGGCGCCTTCCGGGTGCTGGCCACCGCGGCCTTGCGGCCCGACCCGCTGCGGCAGGTGCTGGCCGAGCGGCCGGTCGCGGGCGATGCCCGGGCCGAGGCGCTGCGCCGGCGCGACGCCCGCCTGGCCGGTGCCTGGAGAGCTTCCACCCGAACCTGAGCCGCTACCCATCGTAGAAGGAGAGACGGACATGGCCGTCGTTCAGAACAGCTACAGCGAGACCATCCGTCCGGCGGTCGCCGGCATGGTCGCCAACCTGACCAATGCCGATGCCGACACCCGCATCGTCGAGACCGCCGCCGGCATCGGCTTCGGCCTCGCCGTCGGCCAGGGTGCCGGAGCCCGCGGTGCCGTGCTCGGCGCCGCCGCGGCCGCCGGCTTCGTCGGCATCTCGATCCGCGACGTCGTGCTCGACCCGCGCGACGGCGACATCTATCCGCGGGGCGCCAGCATCGCCGTCCTGACCGAGGGCGACATCTGGGTGGTGACCGGCGGCGCCGTCGCGGCCGGCGACAACGTCGTGTTCGAGGCCGCGACCGGCATCCTGTCCAGCCTGCCGGCCGACGCCACCCATTTCGCCGTCGCCGGCGCCCGCTGGATGACCGCAGCCGGCAATGGCGGCCTCGCGATTGTCCGGCTGGGCGGCGCGCTGCCCTCCGCCTGATCCGCGATCGCCCAGCCCCCTCGCCAGCCCTTCTCGAAGGAGTCTTCCATGTTCGCATTCGACGCCCAGCAGGCGCTGGGCTTCCTCGTGTCCCAGACCGCCAGCATCGAGGCGCAGGTCTACGAGATCCAGTATCCCGACATCCAGTATCCGGCGCTGGTGCCGGTCGACACCTCGGCCAATCCCTGGGCCAACAGCGTCACCTTCTTCTCCACCGACAAGCTCGGCCAGGCCGAGTGGTTCAACCACCAGTCCAAGGACATGCCGCTGGCCGATGTGGAGCGGGCGCAGCACGATCACCCGGTGGAGATGGCGGCGATCGGGTACCGCTACTCGCTGCAGGAGCTGGGCCAGGCGATGATGGTGCCGGGCACCAACCTGTCGGCGGATCGGGCCGCGGCCGCCGTCCGCGCCTATGAGGAGTTCATGGACGGCCTCGCCCTGCGCGGCGTGCCGCCGAGCGGCACCGGCAAGAACTGGACCGGCCTGATCAACAATCCGAGCGTCTCCGCCGGCCCGGTCGCCAATGACGGCGCCGGGGCGTCGACCCTGTGGGCCGACAAGACCCCGGACCAGATCCTGCGCGACATCAACGCGCTGCTGACCGGCGTGTATCAGGAGTCGCTGACGGTCGAGATGGCGGACACGCTGCTGCTGCCGGTGACCCGGTTCACGGCGCTGGCCGACACGCCGCGCAGCGGCACCAGCGACACCACCATTCTCGAGTATCTGCGGCGCAGCAACACCTACACCGCGATCACCGGCGCACCCCTGACCATCCGCGCCGTGCGCGGGCTGGAGACGGCGGGGACCGGCAACGCCGCACGCATGGTCGCCTATCGCCGCGACCCGCAGGTGGTGAGGCTGCATCTGCCGATGCCGCACCAGTTCCTGGCGCCGTCGCAGTCCGGGCCGCTGATGTTCGACGTCGCCGGCATCTTCCGCACCGGCGGGGTCGAGATCCGGCGGCCGAAGGCCTTCCGCTACAGCGACGGGATTTAACCGGGAGACGTGGCTATGCGCGTCACCAACATCTCGCCCGGCCCGCGATTTCTCCATGCGCAAGGCCGGGCGCGGCTGCTCGAGCCGGGCGAGACCGCCGAGCTGGCGCTGAGCGCGGCGGAGGCGGCCAGTGCCCGGCAGCAGGTCGAGGCCGGGGTGCTGGCTCTGGCCGAGCCGCCGGTCCCCGACGAGGATGGCGGCAAGAATAAGCCGCGGCCGGAGCGGACCAAGCGGCCGGGTCGGGGAGGGTGATCATGGACAGTCCGACCCCGGCCGAGCTCAAGGCCCGCTTCCCGGGCTTCGCCGCCGTCGCCGACGCCGCGGTCCAGACGGCGCTGGACGAGGCGGCGCTGCAGGTCGGCGCCGACTGGGCGAGCGCGGCCGATGTCCGTCTCGGCCGGCTGCTCCTCGCCGCCCATGTCCTGACCCTGGACGGGCAGGGCAGCGGCGCCGAGGCCGCGGCTGCCGCCGCCGGCGGGTTCCGGCGAATGCGCAGCGGCGCGCTGGAGCTGGAGCGCACCGCCGAGGCCGGCCCGGGCGTGCTGGACTCGACCGGCTACGGCCGCCGCTTCCTCGAGCTGATGCGGCGCAACGTTCCGGCTGTCACGGTGGTGTAGTTCACTTCGCCTGCAAGCGGTCCCTGAACCAGGCGGCAAGCTGGCTCTCGCTGAGAGAGCCGGCGGCCAGCGCCTCGACCGTCTTGACAGCATCGACGGGGTCGAAGCGCAGCCGGTATCCATTGTCCGCCAGGAACAGGCGGGCCACCACCCAGGCGGTCCGCTTGTTCCCGTCGACGAAACCGTGATTGCGCGCCAGACCAAATGCGTAAGCCGCGGCGAGATCGGCCGCATCCGGCGTGCCGTAGGCGGCCAGGTTCAAGGGGCGGGCCAGCGCCGATTCCACGGCACCCGGATCGCGCACGCCGTCCGGTCCGCCATGCTCGGCGAGCTGCCGGTCATGCAGCGCGTGGACCAGATCGGTGCCGACCCAGCGCCAGGCGGTCATTTCGCCAGGGCCCGCAGGACGTCGCGATCCTCGTGCATGATCTCTTCGGCCAGGGCCATCTGGCGCTCGAATTCGGGGTTGTAAGGCGTCAGGCGATAACCGCCGCCAGGGGCTTCGGTGAGGTAGACGGTGTCGCCCTTCTTCACCTTCAGGCGGGCCATTGCCTCCTTCGTCAGGATGAACCCGGCCGAGGCCCCGACCGTCGTGACCTTGAAGCTCAGCATGGCAGTCTTCTCCTATATAATATCCATTATATAGAGCCGGTGCTTGCTGCCGCAAGCACGGATGAACCATTCCCAATCTGGAGGCCACAATGTCCCTGTTCGACGGACATTTCCGGACGGTGTTCGGCGCAGCCTTCGCGCCGCTGCTGCCCGACGGCACGCTGCATGTCGCGGCTAAGGACGCGGACGGCCAGGTCATCCTGCCGCCGGCCTTCACCCCTGTTTCGATCAAGGGCCATCGCGACGAGGCCGGCGACCGGCAGCGGGCCGATTGGAACATCCCGGACCGGGCGGCGCGCCTGATCGTACTGCAGGCGGGCGTCGCCGCTACCCCGACGCCGGATGACGAGATCACCCTGGCCGGCGGCCGGTGGCGGATCAGCACGGTCGAGCAGGACCCGGCCGGCGCCGCCTGGATCCTGACCGGGGTGCCTGCCTGATGGCCGGCGTCACGGGTGTCGACCGCCATCTCCGGCGATTGATGCAGAGGGCCAAGGCCGTCCGTCGCGAAGTCGGCAAGGCCGTGGTGGAGGCGGCGGAGCTGGTCGCAGCGGAGGCGGTGGCCAGCATCAGCGCCGACTGGATCAGCGGACCCGACCACGTCCCGTCCAACCCGGGCGAGCCGCCGAATGCGGACACCGGCCGGCTGCACCGCGCGATCGACGTCGTGCGCCGGGGAGAGCTGACAGCCGATGTCGTCTCGGCCGCGCCGTACGCCGACCTCGAATTCGGCACCGCACGCGTGGCGGCCCGCCCCTATCTGCGCCCGGCGACGGAGAAGAAGCGGCGGGAGGCGGTTGCGCTGATCGTCCAGGCCGTCCGTCGAGGTCGGCCGGGCGAGTGAAACCCGCCGCGCCGCGGTTCGGCCTTATCGGGAGATTGACCATGCCCTGGATCCGGTTCACGGCCGATTTCGACTTCCGGCCGTCGCGCCGCCTCACCCTGGCCTACAGGGCGGGAGCGACGCTGCTGATCCCGACCGCAGCGGCGGACGCTGCGGAAGCCGCCGGCGCCGGCCGGCGGGTGCCCAAGCCGAGCCCGCGGGCCGGGGACGAGCATGAGCGGCCGTGACCTGTCCGGCCCGCTGCGCCGTGCTGTGGTCGCGGCGTTGCAGGCCGATCCCGGCGTCGCCGCTCTGATCGGCAGCCGGGTCTACGATTATGTCTCGGCCGCGCCGGCGTATCCCTTCCTGCGCTGCACCACCATGATCGCCTCGCCCTGGGAGGCGACGGGCGGTGTCCGCGGCAGCCTGGTCCGACTGCAGGTCGATGCCTTTACCAAGGGCTATGGCCGGGCCGCGGCCGAGCCGCTGGCGGCCGCGGTCGTCGCAGCGCTGGACGAGGCCGATCTTGCGCTGCCCGAGGGCTCCCTGGTGTCGTTGCAATGGCGGCAGACCCGTTTGCTCGACGATCCCGCCGAGCAGGGCGTCACCCACGGCGTGATCGAGTTCGAGGGCGTCGCGGCGCTGTAGCGTCGCTTCCATCACCCATGCCGGTTCCGGCATGCCCCGCCCCGCCGTCGCGCGGGGTTTTTTCGTTCGAGGAGATCCCGATGGCCCAGGCCAAGACCTTCCGCTTTTCCGACGTCATGATCCTGCTCGGCGACGGGGCGACCCCGACCGAGGTCTTCGCCGCCCCCTGCGGCCTGACCGAGCTGGGCATGACCATCGCCAGCGACACCAATGAGAGCATCATCCCGGATTGCGACAACCCGGACGACCCGGCCTGGAAGATCACCGACATCACCGCCCTGCAGATGACCCTGAGCGGCCAGGGCGTGCTCGACCGTACCGCCCGCAAGACCTGGGAAGACTGGGCTTTCGGCGGTACCGAGAAGACCGTCCGCTGGGTGTACGATGTCACCGCGGCGGATTTCGGCGGCTATTACCAGGCGCCGGCGATCCTGACCAGCTACCAGGTCACCGCCCAGCGCGGGCAGCGGGCGACGGTGCAGATCGCCATCACCCTGAACGGCAAGCCGGCCTGGACGGCGGCCGTCTGATGGCGGGCCAGCCCAACATCGCCGCCGAGGTCGAGCTGGCCTGGGCGGACGGGACCTATCTGTTCGCCCTCAAGCTGAAGCAGATCGAGGAGCTGCAGCGGCTGTGCAATGCGGGGCTGGGCGAGATCGCCCAGCGCCTGCTGGTGCAGCGGCGCTGGTATGCCGCCGACGTCGTCGAGACCATCCGGCTGGGCCTGGTCGGCGGCGGCCTGCCGGCGGTGCGGGCGCGGGAGCTGGTCGACACCTATGTCGACGGCCATCCGCTGGCCGACCCGCGCGACCCGGCCAACCCTCTGGCGACGGCGCAGGCTATCATCATGGCCGCCTATTTCGGCGTCGCCGAGGCGGCGGAGGAGCCGGAGGGAAAAGCCGAGGCCGCGGCGGGCGACGGGACGGATGGATCGACGTCGCGGCCTTCACCGGACAGGCGCTCGCGATCGGCCTCTCGCCGCTCGAGATCGGCCGCATGAGCCTGGCCGAATTCCTGCTGGCCGGCCGGGCCTACGCCAGGATCACGGATCCCACCGGCGTCCCGGCCGTGGCGCCGCCGTCCGACGACGTCTTCGACGAGATGCTGGCGAGGGCGCGGGAGAGCGGGTTCCTGGCGGGTTGACGATCAGCTCGTTCAAGAGGAGGGCGCGGCTGCGCCGTCGAGTCGCTCGGACTCAAGGCCGGCCGCTGCGTCAGCTGCAGAGGTCGCGGACCACGTTGATGCCGTCATAGAGCACCTTCATCCGGGCATCGAAATTTCCAGTCAGCGCGGTCGAGACGTCATCCAGCCGGGTGCTCACCGCCCGGATGCCGCGGAAATCGCCCTCGTCGAACCCCTTGTACTTGACCTGCAGGGCAAGAAGCGCGGCGGCGAGAACCGGCGGTTGCGCCACGAGCACCTTTTGCTGGTCCAGCACCGTCCGCTCGAGCTCGCCGGTGTTGGTGAGCAGTGCCTTGAGGGTCGCGCATTGCTGCGGCGTGGCGGCGGAAGCAGATGCCGGGATGGCAATTGCGGCCGACAGAATGGCCAACCGCACGGCGCCGAGCCTTCTGGAAAAGTTGCTGACCAAAGCTTTTTCCCTCCCGAAAATAGAAATCCAGCGTCTCATGGATCCTGTCCTATGTCGAGCCTGGTTCTCGCGGAGAAGCCGTCATGCCCCAGACCGCCGATCAGATCGTCGTCGAGGTTACGGCCGTCGTCGGCCAGTACGACCAGACCATGATCCAGGTTGCCAATGTCACCATCAACAACATGAAGAAGGCCGAGGATGCTGCGGAAAAGGGCTCCAGCACGATCGGCAAGGCCTTGGAGACGATTTCCGGGCGGGTGCCGGATCTGATCAGGAACCTGGGTGAAGGCCAGAACGCGCTGCACCTGTTCATGCAGGAAGGAGCGCAGATCCTGCCGATCTTCGGGATCTGGGGAACGGTGCTGGGAGGCGCGGTTGGGGCGGTCGACGCGATCGCCGGCGCCATGGGAGCGTACGAGACGGCGGCCGATCGAGCGGCCGCTGCCCAGAAGGCCTTCGACCAGGCGATGCGCGACTCCAAGGGGGTCCTGACCGAGTCCGAACAGGCGGCGGTCGATCTCGCCAGCGGCCTCAGCCTGGTCGAAAAGGGGCTGCTGGCGACCGCCGCCCAGGAGATCGACGACGCCCTCCGGGCCCAGAAGGACCAGCTCGATGGTTTGCTGGACTCGGCCAAGGGCGCCGCCGGTGTCCTCCGATATGCGTTGTCCGAGAAGATCAAGGTCGGGGTCGCGACGCCGGAGGAGCAGGAGGTCGATCGCATTGCCGCGAATGTGCAGGATGCAGTGGCACCGACCTCCGCACAGCTCAATGCGCTCCTCGCCAGAGTGCGCGAGCTGAGCCCAAGCCTGGCCGATGCCGCGGAGGAGAGCGGCTTGTTCGCCACCGCCCTGGGCCGGGCCAGCAGCGAGACATCGGGAGTCGAGACCAGAAGCGCGGCCCTGACCAAAATCCTGGAGTACATGGGGCAGAATTTCGGCAGCGCAGCCGGCCAGGTCCTGACCCTGGCCGATGCGCTGAAGGTTTTCAACAGCGAGGCCACGCAGGCCCGCTCGGCCGGGGTGCAGGCTGGGGTCGATCTCGACAAGCTCGAGCAGCGGATCCTGGCCGAGACCGAGGCCTACAGAAAGGGCAAGGCCGCGGTCGACGCCCGCAACGATTCACTGGCTGTCGAGAAGATCCGCAGCGAGGCGGTCGCAGCGGCGCAGAGGGAAGGTCTCGGCATCAATGACGCCAAGGCGGAAGCCGATCGCATCGCGGCCAGGGAGCGGACCAGGCTTCAGGAGCAGAGGGCTTATCAGGAGCGCGAGAGGCTGCGGCGCACGACCAGCGTCGCGGCGCCGCGCAGCACGGGCGTCGCCGCGGCGCCGGATACGGGCGCAAACGACCCGGTGGCCAGTCTCCGGCAGCAGGCCGACCTCAATGAGCGGCTCCTCCTGGTCTACAAGCGCGGGACCGACGCGCAGGCGGCGATGAGGGCGCAGGTCGAAGCCCTGAACAGCGCCCGGCAGCGCGGGCTCGAGCTCGGCAGCGCCGAGCAAGCCCAGTATGTCGAGCGCTACAAGGATGAGGCGGCACGCAAGCACCGGAGCGATCGGCTGCTCGCCGATTATGCCAAGGCGGACCAGCTGGTCGAGGCCGCGATGACCAGCCAGGAGAAGTATGAAAAGGCCAAGGTCGAATACAAAAAGCTGCACCGGGAGGGGGCGCTCACCGATGCCGAATACTCGAAGGTGCTGGAAAAGCTGAACCTGGAGAACCAAGGCTATGTCGAGGGCATCCAGGCGATCGGGCAGGCGATCCAGGACGGCATCCAGGGCGCGACCAGCTTCTCCGACGCGCTGCTGAAGATCGGGACCTCGCTGGCGCAGATGCTGTTTCAGGCGGCGCTGTTCGGCAACGGGCCGCTCGGCAAGGCCTTCGGAAGCCTCACCGGCCTTACTGGCGGCCTGCTCGGGCTCGCTTTCGGCGGCGGCGGTGGTGTGGGCTATGACGGCGGGACCGGCCTGGGGCCGATCGGCCCGGGCGGCATCGCCGGCCACGCCGCCATGGGCGGCCAGGTCTTGCCCGGAAAGCTCTACGAGGTCGGCGAGGTCGGCCGGGAATGGTTCGCGCCCACCGTGCCGGGCCAGGTGATCCCGAACCACGTCATCAAGGCGGCCGCCGGCGGCGGCGGCGGGTCGAGCCAGCCGATCACCTTCAACATCTCCATGGCCGGCGCCAATGGCGACCGCACCATCGCCGAGATCGCCGCCGCGGCGGTGAAGAAGGGCCTGACCAGCGTGCCCGAGATCAACCGCCAGCACCGGATTCGCTTCACATGATCATCTATGACTGGCCGGCGATCCTGATCGCCAATGCCGAGACCTTCCGGATCGACGCGCGCACCCGCTCCGGCGGCGAGACGATCTCCGGCCGCGAGCAGGTCGTGACGTCGAATCTCGGCCGCTGGGTGGCGCAGCTCACCGTGCCGCTGCACACGCCGGCCAAGATCCGGGCCATGCGGTCGCTGCTGGCCCGCCTGGACGGCCGGACCAACGCCGTCCGCGTCGGGCCTTGCGACTGCCGCAACGGCAACCGGCTGATGCCGGTGGTCGGCGACATCCCCTATGGCGACAAGGCGTTCCACAGCGACGGCGCCGGCTTCATGCAGGGCGGTCTCGCGCCGACCGTCGCAGCGTCGGCGGCGGCCGGCGCCACGACGATCCGGATCCTCAACGGATCGACCGTGCTGCCGGTGCTGGAAGGCAGCTTCCTCGGGCTCGGCGGCTATCTCTATGTCGTCGTCGGCGTCGACCCGGAACCGGGCGAGGAGACGGTGCTGGACATCCGGCCGAAGCTGCGCGCCGGCGTCGCCGAGGGTGCGCCGGTCCAATGGTGTCGGGCCCGGGCGCCGATGCGCCTGTCGGCCGACGACAGCGGTGCCTTCGAGCTGCAGCTCGCCCGCACCGGCACGGCGTCGCTCGATCTCGTGGAGGTGTGGTGAGATGGCCTTTTTCCCGACCCCGCCGCCGCCGCTCGAAGCCGTCATCCGCGCCCAGGCCGCCGGGCAGCACGTCTTCGCCGCCCTGTTCGTGACCTTCGCCTTCAAGCAGGGCCCCCTGCGGGTGTGGGAGGGCGACGGGCCGATCAGCCGCGGCGGCTTCGACTGGGTCGGGCTGGGGCAGCGGGTCGACGGCAGCGGCAACCCGCTGCAGTCGATCGACGGGCTGGAGCAGGCGGCGAACGGCACCGCGCCGCAGCTGAGCCTGACGCTGAACGGCGTCGATTCCACGGTGGTGACGGCGGCCAAGAGCGCCGACCCGGAGGAGATCGAAGGACGCGAGCTGACGGTGCAGATCGGGTTCTACGACGCGACCGTCCCCGGCGCCCTGGTGCCGCTCGACGACCTTCTGACGCTCGGCATCTGGACCATGCAGAAGCCCAGCTTCACCGCGACCGGCCCGACGCTGCGAACCATCACGCTGCCCTGCGAGACGCTGTTCGCGCAGCGCAGCAGGGCGCCATTCGGGATGCTGACCGATCGGGACCAGCAGCGCCGATTCCCCGGCGACCTCGGCTGCCAGTTCCCGCCGAAGCTGGTCGACCGCGACGTGGCGTGGCCGCGTCACTGACTGAGGAGACACCCATGCAGTTCGATGAATTGTGCGCCCTCGTCGGCGCGCTGCGGGACCGCGTTGCCGAACTGGAGGCCAAGGAGCAAGCGCGGGCCGAGCGCGAGGCGATGACCGTCGTGGTCGGTGGCAACGGCAGGCCGGTCAGTGTCGCGGATCGCAACCGGCTCTCCTGATGTCCTCACTTCTCTCCGCTCTCGCCATCCACCAGCGTGTCGGCAACACGACGCCGTTCGTGCTCGGCAGGATGGATTGCAGCCTGTGGGCGGCGGACTGGGTGCTGCGGCAGACCGGAATCGACCTGGCGGCCTCCTGGCGCGGCACCTACGGCACCGAGCGCGAATACATGCGGCTGCTGCTGGCCGAAGGCGGCCTCGTCCGCGTCGCCGCGAAGGCCATGGCGCACCTTGGCGCACGGCGGGTCGTGCCGGCGGACGCCCAGCCCGGCGACGTCGGCATCATCGCCACCGAGAAGGGCCCGGCGCTCGCGATCCGCGGGCAGCTCGCCTGGATGGCGAAGACCGGCGACCAGCTCTGCACCACGCCCGACGCCTCGTTCGCCTGGAGGATCTGAATGCCACAAGCGATCCCCCTTGCGGTCGGCCTCGGGGCTTCGGCGGCGGCCGGAGCGGCGGCCGCAGCCGGAACGGCGACGTTCATCGGCCTCAATGCCGTCGCCTGGTCGGCGATCAGCGTCGGCCTGTCGATCGCCGGGACACTGGCGCAGACACTGCTCGCCGAGCAGCCGCCGAAGCCGAAGATGCAGGACGGCGACGTCAGCATCAAACAGGCGATCCCGCCGCGGACGCGCATGTACGGCCGGCAGCGGCTGGGCGGCGTGTACCTGTATTACGACAGCACGCCCGACGGCGACCTCAAGACGCTGGTCTGCCACGCCGCGCATGAGTGCGACGGCCTGGAGGAGCATTGGCTGAACGACGAACGGGTTCAGGTCGAGGACGGCATTGTCACCGATGACCCGTGGGGCGAGTTCGAGGTCGTCACGATCGTGCACTGGCCAGGCACGCCGGGCCAGACGATCACGGACATCGACGATGACTTCTGGACGGCCGAGCACCGCGGCCGCGGGCTGTGCTGCGGCTATGTGAAGTACAGCGACCTGAAGGACGAGGACCAGATCAAAGTCTTCCCGTCCGGGCCGCCGCCCTACCGGGCCGTGCTGCGGGGAGCCAAGGTCTTCGATCCGCGGTTGGCCGGGACAGGCCCGGGGCGGCACAACCCGGCAAATGAGGCGACCTGGACATGGTCGGACAACGCCGCGCTGGCGATCCTGGATTACCTGACGCGCCTGGAGCAGGGCGTGCCGGTCGGCTTCGGCATCCCGCTGACCGAGCGCATCAATCTCGCGAGCTTCGCCGCGGCGGCCGATGTGTCGGACCAGGAGATCCCCATCAAGATCGCGGGCGAGGTCGCCGGCGTCGAGCCGCGCTGGCGGGCCTGGGGCGCCTACGAGCTGACCGAGGACCGCAAGGCGGTGCTGCAGGACTTGCTGGATGCGTGCGGCGGCCGGCTGATCCAGGGGCCGGACGGCAAGTTGGGCCTGACGGTCGGCTCCGGCCCGTACCGCGCGGCGGACGAGGATGCCTTCACGGTTCCGGCCGGCGTGCCCGCGGCCTCCGTCACCCTGACCGAGGAGCAGATCCTGGAATGGAACCTGAACCAGGGCAGGCCGGCGATCGAGCGCATCAACGAGGTGCGGGCGACCTATGTCCCCCAAGCGTGGGAATGGGCGGAGACCGAGGCCGGCATCCAGCTCGACCAGGCGGCGATCGACCGCAACGGCGTCGAGAGCAGCCAGATCAAGCTCCGCTTCGTCCCGTCCGAGAGCCAGGCCCAGCGCGTGGCCAGGGAGGTCCTGCGGCGCGGCAATCCCAGCCATGCCGGCCGCATCCGGACGACGCTGGCGGGGCTCGATGCCTGGGGCGAGCGGTGGATCCGGCTGCAGATCGCCGAGCTCGGCATCGATGCGGTGTTCGAGATCACGTCGATGCGGCTGAACCAGGCCGACATGACGGTCGAGCTGGAGGTGACCAGCTACGACAATTGGTGGGAGTGGAGCGCCGCGACCGACGAGCAGGACCCGGCCGTGCCGCCGCCGGACGGCGATGACGATGCCGGGGTGCCGGTGCCGGAGGCGGTTTCGGTCACCATCGCGCATCGGTTCTACAACACGCAGACGCCGGTTGCGGTCGGCGTCATCGCCTGGGATCCGCCGCCGCGGTCGGTCTATGTCGCCAAGGCGCGGTACAGGAAGATCTCCGCGGATCCGCAGAACCCGTTCCCCTGGCAGCCGCTGCCGGTGGCGCAGGACGACGACCAGGTCGAGACCTTCCCGCTGCAGGACGGCACGGCCTACGAAGCGCAGGTGCGCTTCATCGGGCCGCGCGGCGCCGGCAGCGACTGGTCGACGCCGCCGGCGACCTTCACCGCGGTGGCGGATCCGGTGGCGCCGGCATCGCCGGCCAACCTGACGGCCCAGGCGAACGCGCCGGCCACCGGGCAGGTGACGGTCTCCGCCACGGCGCCGAACGATCCGCGGCACCTGTCGCTCCGCTTCTACCGGAACAGCAGCAGCAGCTTCGCCGGGGCGACGCTGATCAACGGGCCGCTCTACTGCGCTCCCCTGTCGGCGCAGACCTACATCGACATGCCGGCCGCCGGCGACTGGTGGTATTTCGCGACCTCGAGCAACTGGTCGAACGTGGCGAGCGCGCCGGCGGGCGGCGTGATGGCGGAGGTGTCACCGGCGGCGCCGGTGATCACCACCCCGCCCGGGCCGATCAGCAGTCACGACCGGCGCCCGGCGGTGTCGGGCCACGGCGCTGTGCCCGGCGCCGCGATCAAGCTCTATGCCAATGCGATGCAGGTCGGCACCGGAACGGCCGGCGGCGACGGCACCTGGGCGGTCACGCCCTCGGCCGATCTCGGCATCGGCGATAACGGCATGACAGTGACGCAGACCGCCGGCGGCAATGAGAGCGTGGCGTCGGGTGCGGTGACCATCACGGTGGTGGCGATCGACGCCGACGCCTGGGCTTATATCACCGCGATGACGGTGCGGCCGGACTTCGCGCGGCAGACGCTGATCAAGACCCTGGTCGACAGCCTGAAGTCCGCCGGGGTGTGGGCGAAGCTCGATGCGCTCTATCTGCTGGCGGCGCATGACGCGCAGGCGGCGAGGCTGAACGCCAAGGCGCCGGGGAGCTTCGCCCTGACGGCGGTGTCCTCGCCGGTGTTCACCGTCGATCGCGGCTACAAGGGCACCGGCGCCGGCGGATCGGCCGGCGGCTACCTGCTGAGCGGCTTCAATCCGGTCACGGCCCCATCGCCGCAGTTCGTGCAGGACAGCGCTCATCAGGCAGTCTGGGTTCGGACGGCATCGACCGCGACCACCAATGGAACCCATCGCGAGATCGGCAACGCCAATGCCTACATTGCCAGTAAGAACCTGGTGGCGTCGAACATGCGGACGGCTGCCAACTCAGCGACGTTCGCGCTGACGGCAACGGCCGGTGCCGGCGTGGGCTTCTACGCTTGGTCGCGCACCGTCTCGACTGGCTTTCATGACTTCTTCAACGCCACCGACCTCGGCAATCACGCCATCGTCTCGGCCGCGCCGACCAATACCGTGTTCGACCTGCTGCGCGGCAGCGGCTTCTATTCGGATGCCGCGGTCTGCGCCGCGTCTTGGGGCGCCGGGCTGTCCGGAGCCGAGGAAGTCAGCCTCTACAACGCCCTGCACGCCTACCTGCAGACGGTAGCCGGCGTTCCCTGACATCGCCGCCGAGGCGGCTCTACACGACAACCTGATGGAGTGGCACGTTCATGGCGACGCCGAACGTTGACGAGATCTGGGCCGACTACAATCCGGACGGCACGGTTCACGAGCCGAACAAGGCCGATGTCCGGCGCTGGGGGCGATACATCGAGGCAATTGCCACGGCCGCCGGGATGGAGACCTATCCGAACAAGGCGGCGATGGACGCGGATCTGACGCAGGAGGACGGTCAGCCGGCGCTGCTCTGGGCGGATCCGACCCCAGCGAACAACTTCCCGACCGTCTGGGTCTACAACGATGCCCTGAACCAGTGGATCGCCGGGACCGATCGCATCCAGTCGCTCAAGGATGTGGTCGACCTGCAGGCGCTCCAGATCGCCGGAGCGTCCAGCACTGCCGACGGCATCTATACCGCGACCGGAGCGCCGCGGCCGGTCGCTTTCGCCGACACTTCCAGCTATGCCAAGACCTGGGGCACGATCTCCAACCCCTCGACGCGCTTCACGATCACCTCGAGCGCGTCGGGCTTCCAGGTGCAAGGGCTGCCGGCCCTGGCCACCCCCTGGCCGGTTGGGATCAAGCTGTCCTGGGATTTGGTCCCTGGCGACAGCTACTACATCGAGGGCAGCTACAGCGCGGGGGCTAGCTTCACGCAGATCGGCTTCTTCTTCGGGACCGACCCAGTCACGTTCGGCGATATCTCGTCGGGCGCGAGGTTTGTAACCTACCGCGACACCATCCTGGTGCCGACGCTGGCGAACGCCATCTCGGCCGACGGGGCGCGGGCCGTGTCGCCGGCCTGGGCCGCGACTGGCGCGGTGGCCGTAGGGGCCGTCTTCGGCTTCGCAATCGACGTCCTGTCCGATCGCTCCCTCCGCTGGCGCGTCTACCGGGACGGCGTCCAGCAGCTCGTCGACGTGGTGGTCACCCCGGCAACTGCGGCCGGAGCCGTGGTTGTCGGCCTCAGCGTCATCAACGGGGTGACCGGCCGCCTCTCCAAGATCCTGCGCAAATCCAGCGCCGGCAAGACCATCTGGATCGACAGCACCGTCTCAGTCAGTGGCAACGGATCTCGGGGCAGCCCTCTCAAGTCCATGCTCGATGTCCCGGCCTATCTCTCCAGGATCGGCTACCAGGACGAGGTCACGATCAATTGGCTCAGCGACGATGACTATGGCTACTTGCAGTGCAAGGAAACGTTGGCAGGCAAGTGGAACCTCAACGGACGGCCGGGCGGCAAAACCAGGTTGAACGGATACATCCAGGAGACCGTGCCGTGGACCGTGGTGCCAGGCACCAGCAACACCGTCTGGTCAACCCCGCACAAGTGGGGCAACGAGGGCCGAAGCCAGCTCAACCAGGCTTTCGTCGTCGGCGTGAACAACAACCCTCGCCCCTGGTACACCTTCCCCGACCTCATCCTGCCCGTCGTGACCACAGCAAACGGCGGCGTCGACATGGCCGGGCTGATCGGAGGGGCCCAGGCCCAGGCCAACGGCCTCGTCTACATCCGCCTGCCGAACGGCGTCGGACCCAATCCGGCGTCGGCCACCATCAGGCTGTCGCGCACGGCCATTGTCGTCGAGGTGGTGGGTGGCCCGGAGGTGAACCTGACCAACATCACACTGCAGTACTCGACGGCCCACCTGTTCACCGGCGGCGCTGGGAGAGGGGTCATCAGGAACTGCGATTTCTACTGGTCCGGCTACAAGGGCAACGGCGTCGAGTGCCAAAACGGGTCCTACCGAATGGAGAACCCGCGCATCAAGTACATCGGGAACGACGGCATCGGGCGGACGCCCCGCGACGACATTGCGACCATGCCCTTCCAGACTGACGCGATCCAGGTCATCGAGATCATTAACCCCGAAATCTCGCACACCCGGGAGGGCGACGGCATCTCCCAGCACTTCAACGAGACGATCAGGAACGCCACGGTCACCAAGCTGGTTAACCCCTGGATCCACGACTGCTGGAAGTGCGGGCTCGTCAGCCTTGACGATCTGATGATGGTGGAAGGCGGGGTTATCGAGCGGTGCGGCACGGCCCAGCTGTCGCTGTTCGGCGTGCCCGGCAACACCGTGCCCACGGTGGCGATCGGCCGGACGCAGCGGGCGTTCATCAACGGGACCGTCATCGACCCACAGGGCGTCGGGACCATCGGTGTTCAGAACCTCTACACCGACGGTATGGCCCTCCTGCGCTGCGACCTCAGCGGCGTCTGGATCGGAACCCCGGCCGCCGGGGTCGGCAACGGGGAGTTGGTGGTCAGCGCCCAGCCGCTGACAGGGCAGGTCCGCGTCCCCGCAAACAACATCCTGGCCTATCGGGATTGCACGACCGAGCGCACCGTCGCCAACGTCGTGAAGGTCGGCGGCGGGACGGAAGGCACGTTCCTGCTGATCGCAGCGAACGCGCTTACTTAAGCCGGAACACGACCAGGAGATCGCCGACCTCGTTGGTCGAGATGTCCTGGTCATCCTGCCTGAAATAGACGCGGTCGACGCGATCACCGAACAAATCCAGGATGGCGTCGACGGTCGGCAGGCGCTTGGCGGAGCCGACGATGTAGCCGGCCCGCTCCGCGGCAACCTGCTCCGGCGTCTTGCGCCCCCACTCGACGCCGATCGCCACGATGGCTCCGGGTTTCGCGACCCGGGCTATCTCGGCCGCGGCCTGTTCCTTGGCGTCGGAATAGGAGATGACCCAGCCGGCCAGCACGATGTCGAAGCTGGCTTCGGGATACGGCATCGCGTGCATGTCGCCCAGGTCGACCATGGGCGAGTAGCTGATCAGGTCGAGCGCCCGGATGTTGCGGCGCCGGAAGCCATAGGCCACCAGGTTGAACAGTTCGCCCTCGGTCCGCGGCCCTATCGAGAGGACCGTCTTTTCCGCCGGGTCTTGCCGGTCGCCGAGCAAGGCGGTGACGATGGGATAGATCAGCCGGACCGAGCGCTCGACGTGCAGGTCAAGCATGCCGCGCAAATTGTGGCGGACGGTCGAGGCGGCGACGCCCTCGCCGGTTACGGTCTTCAGCCGGCGTAGGATGAGGACGAACCAAGCGTAGCGGGCGGCGGCCAGGCCGAAGCGGTACAGAGTTACCCGGAGCTGCGCCCGCGGCCACTGACTGAACATCGGGCCGATCCAGTTGCGCATTGCCCGGCCCAGCGATCGGCGGTGCTTGGTTTTCGAGCCGTCGGCGGAAAGCAATTCGGCAGCCAT